GGTTAGTTGAAGCAGGAAAGAAGTTTGAGAAACTAGACATATATACTTCAGCAGAATGTATGCATAAGAATCAAGAGTTTGTTAGAGATGGATTTGATTGGAATATATGGGAGAAGAATGTTAAGAAAGCAGTAGCTTCACCCTATATTAATGGAATGTACGTTATGATGACGGTATCTCTATTAGGTATATGGACTGTTGATAAATTTGTTAAGCAGATAGTTGAGTGGAAAAAAGAGGTAAATGATAAACATGCTTTCTTTATGTCCGTTAACATACTAAGATTTCCATCTTTTCAGAGTGTTACAATGTTACCTCAAACAATTAAAGAAGATTTAGCTAATAAGATTGAGAAAGTTATGAAGGAAGAATATGACTGGATTAATGACTTAGAAAGGAACCAATTAAAAAGATTGCTTATTTATTTAAGAAAGGTAGATAGTTCTATGGAGGATGTAGATGCTTATTCTAAAAAACGTAATGACTTAATTAATTTTGTAGATCAATACGCAGTAAGAAGAAACAAACCAGTAGAAGAATATATGCCTGAACAATTTAATAATTGGTATCAACAGCTAAAGAATGAAGAGTAAAGAAAAATTTTTATGTTCACTACCTTGGGAACACCTAAGTTTACATCCACATGGACATTCATCACCATGTTGTGAAGTTGATTGGGCGAGTCCATTGGCATTTGCAAAAAATAAACAGAACGGTGAATATACAATGCAAGTGCTTAACGTTAATGATGGTATACCTGCTATAGTTAACTCAGATTCCTATAAGCAAATACGTAGAGAAATGCTAGATGGTGAAGTACCTACTGCTTGTATGACCTGTTATAATTTAGAAAAAGCAGGAGGACACTCAAAGAGAAATAGAGAAACAATTTTACATGAAGATTTTTTAGTTGCAATTACAGCAGAAGATGGAGGTATTACACCTAATGTAAAGAATGTAGAGTTAAGACTTGGTAATTTCTGTAATTTAAAATGTAGATCATGTAATGCAGAATCATCTACTTCATGGATTAATGATTACTATAAGTTAAAAGATGAAATTAATCTACCAAGTACTTACGATGTAATTAAAAATGCTCCTGATACAGATTATACATGGCCAGAAAATCCTGAGTTTTATGAACATCTATTAAAGTATACTGATGGATTATATAGATTACAAATTAGTGGAGGTGAACCTTTTTTAGTTGATAAACATAGTCATTTTTTACAGTTATTAATAGATAATGGTATAGCAAAAAATGTACATGTATCTTATATAACTAATGCAAACTATAACTTTGATAAAGTAAGTAAAAAGTTTTTTGAAAAGTTAAAGCAGTTTAAAAGTTGTTCTCTATCAATTAGTATAGATGATGTAGGAGCAAGAAATACATATATTAGAAGTTTAAGTAATTGGAATTTAACAATTACTAATCTAAAAAGATTTATAAACGAATATCCAGAGTTTCATTACTCTGTAACACAGACAATTAATGTATTTAACTTTTTATATGTAGAAGAATTATCTCAGTTTTTAATGAAAGAAGGGTTATTAGATATGAAAAATAAAAAACCTATCTTTATAAACGATAATTATGTATTTTCACCTGACTATCAAAGTGCTAATGTATTACCGATAGAAATAAGAAGAAAGAAAATAGATAGCATTGCAGGAAAATTACCAGCAGCTTTTTATAATAGATTAAAATCTAACTTTTATAATTCAGAATGTAATAATTTAGGTGCTGAGTTTATAAAAACTACTAATGCAGTAGATAGAGTAAGAAGAGAAAAAATAATAGATGTTTTTCCAAAGTTATATAAAACCATAATAGATGAGTACAAGATTTAAGTTTCCTAAACATAATAAGTTAAAAAGCACTGATACTTTCTGTGTACTCCCATGGTTGCATTTAAATGTTCAACCTAATGGAGATATATACCCTTGCTGTATGGCACCTTACGGTGAGCCAATAGGTAATACTAAAGATGATACTTTAGAAGAAATGTGGAATGGTGAGGCTATGAAAGATATCAGGAAGAAGATGCTAATAGGTGAAAGACCTCATTTATGTAGCAGGTGTTTTCTAATCGAAGACAATGGTTTAAACAGTCCTCGATATACCCATAATGATTACTTTAGGAATCGTATAGAAGAAGTACTTGATACTACTAACGAAGAGACAGGACATGTAACAGACTTTAAATTAAGGTACTGGGATTTCAGATGGTCTAATATATGTAATTTTAAATGTAGAATGTGTGGTGTTTATTCAAGTAGTAAATGGCATGCAGAAGCTATGGAACTTCACGGTGATACTACTGCTGCAGATACCAAAGGTATATTAGAATTTAACTCAACAGGTAAAGAAGATGTTTTTGGTCAAATAGATAAACATATTCATGATGTAGAGGAGGTATATTTTGCTGGAGGAGAACCACTGGTAATGGAAGAGCATTACTTAATATTAGAAAAATTAATTGCAGCAGGAAGAACTGATGTTAGACTAAGATATAATACTAATTTTAGTCATTTAAAGTTTAAAAAATGGGATCTTTTTGCTATGTGGAAACACTTTGTAGACGACCCTAAAGGACATATACAGTTATTTGCTTCTCTAGATGCAGTAGGAAAGCTAGCAGAGGTAATTAGAGACGGTACTAAGTGGAATAATGTTTATAATAATATTAAAAGATGTAAAGAGTTAGGAGTTCATATTTATTTTTCTCCTACTATTAGCTTACTTAATATGTTTTTTATTGATGAGTTAATTGATGTAGCAGCAGAATGTGAAATAGATACTGATAAGATAAACGTTAACAACATACTAACAACACCAGAATATTACGATGTTAGACTTTTACCTGATTACCTTAAGGAACAACTTATAGGCAAGTTAGAGGATTATAGAGATAATAAAGTAGATCCTAAATATAAAGTTGTTGTAGATTATGGATTACAATCATGGAAAAACTTTATTTCTGAACCTTTCCCCGGTGATAGGTTTACTGCGGAAAAAGACCTATTGAGTAACACAGTCTACTTAGATATTAACAGAAATCAATCTTTCCTAGAAGTTAACCCACAATATACAGAATGGTTCTCAAAGATTAGAAAAAATCTAAATGACATAGGACATAGATGGTTAATTCTACCGGATGTACGCAAAAGTGAGCTAATAAAACAAAAATCTGAGGTAGAAAAGAAACATTGGAAGCCACTAGGCAAATCTATTATATGACAAAGGTACTAGATAAAAAGGATTGGGTCTGTACTCAACCATTTGAGTTTGCAGAGATATTCGACCATAAGATGTTTATGTGTTGCCCAAACTGGTTACCTGAAGATCTAGGAAATCCTAATAACATATTAGAAAACTTTAAATCAGAAAAAGCTCAAGCTATAAGAGATAGTATGCTTGATGGTTCATATAAGTTTTGTATAGAATCTAGATGTCCTAAACTAACAGGATTAAAAGAAGGTAAATCAACTGGTTTTATTCCTAAATCAGAATACATAAAAAGAAAAGACGAATTTGAAAACCAGTATCCTCATCAACTTAAATATAATTTTGATCAGAGCTGTAACTTAAAATGTCCTTCTTGTAGATTAACTTTTATAAATTATGAAGGTAAACAAAGAGAAAGAACAGAAGAGCTAATACAGAATATAGAAGACCAGGTTGGGGAAGAGCTAACACATATAGAGTGTACAGGATCAGGAGATGCATTTTTCTCTAGAACTTTCAGAAAATGGATGATGAGATTTGATCCTACTAAGTACCCTAAGTTACAGTCAATACACTTACATACTAATGCTACACTATGGAATGAATCTAATTGGATTAGAATGAAAAACGTACATAAATTTGTTAAGAGTTGTGAGATATCTGTAGATGCATCCTGTAAAGACACGTATGAAAATAAAACTAGATTAGGAGGTAAGTGGGATACTTTAATGAGTAATTTAGAGTACATATCTAACATACCCACACTAAAAAACGTTACTCTATCTTTTGTAGTCCAGAATGATAATTTTACTGAAATGAAAGACTTTTATGACTTAGCCGGTAAAAAATTTGGAGGTAAAAATAAACAGTGGAGTGTATTTTATAATAGAGTAGTTAACTGGGGACATTGGTCAGATGAAAAATTTAATTCAGTAGATGTAGGTAATCCTAATCATCCTCAATTTCCAGAATTAATGAAGGTATATAAAACTTTACCTATTGTTAATAATATAAGACATAACTTAACTATTAAGGCCTAGTAATGAAATTAGATGCTATATTTTCTTGGAAAAGAATGTGCGACTATGACAGTCTGGACAATGAGTTCTTCTGGAATTTTGCTAAATTAGCTGTAGGCAGTGCTAGCCAATACCATAATACCGTATTATATACGGACAAAGAAGGCGAAAAAGACTTTAAAGGAAGAGGTATAATGTTTAACAGGGTAATTATACTCCCAGCAATAGAAAGCATAACAGGTAACGTATACTGCATGCCAAAAATACATGCAATGATGAATCATAAACAGCCTTATGTACATCTAGATTTTGATACTTGGACAAATTTTGAACATAAATCAGAAGAGATGTTCGGATGGGGCTATCCTGAGGTTAATTTAGAGAATGAAAGAGATCATTTATCTATAGAGTATATGTATACTGAATACTTTAAAAAATTTAAAGATAATTTAGAGAAGTATTTCGATCCTGCATTTACTTTCCAATTTGATTACGGTACAGTTCCTAATTTTGGAGTCTTTATATGTAATAATCCATCTTTAGCAACATCGATATATAAAAAAATATTATGGAAGTTAAAAGATGAAGACTTAGATAACTCAAATAAAGGGCATTACGCTATGCTTGTAGAGCAATTTTTATTTTTTAAGTATGTAGAAAGTTACAAAATACCATATACGTTTACTTATAAAATATCACCATTTTCATTTGAAACTAACAATAGAGTAGTAATAGCAAGTACCCTAACAAATGTAAATTATCAAACAGGAATACACTCTAAAATAGATAAACTAAAATTTGTGCATTTTAATGAATACAAAAAATTCCCAACTTTTAGTAATACTATAATTAAACTACTATTAAAAAAACAAAACCCAATATAAAATGTCAAATAACAAAAAAGAGATTGATTTACAAGAAGAAGAAGTAAATAATCTATTAGTTTTACAGAATAGAAAAACAGCTTTAAGAAATGAATTAGCTGATATCGGCCTTTTAGAGCTATCTATAGTAGATAGAAAAGAGCGTGCAAGTTCTTTTAATAAAGAGACATTAGAAGCCCAAGAACGTATAGGTAAAGAACTGACTGAAAAATACGGACAAGGAGCTCTTAATCTTGATAGAAAAGTATTCATACCTCAAGATTAGGTTTACGATATACCCACTCTATTTATATATGTACCCTTCCAGCAAATACGAATTGCGTTTTAGGTATAATGACGATATTTATAAGAGTACTCAATAATATAATTTTCAAAACATGGCAGAAACATTAATTTCCCCAGGCGTACTAGCGAGAGAAAACGACATCTCATTTATCGCTCCATCCGCAATCGAAGCAGGGGCAGCAATTCTAGGACCTACAGTAAAAGGACCAGTAGAGGAACCAACTAAGGTTACTTCATATGCACAATACGTGAATATGTTTGGTACTACTTTTCCTTCAGGATCCACTAAACAGGAGTTCTTAACTTCTATTGCTGTTAAATCATACTTTAATCAAGGTGGTAACTCAGTAATTGTAACAAGAATTGTAACAGGATCATTCGGAACAGCTAGCAATACAAGCATAGCAGCAGATGATGCAGGTGCAGCACCATTTACACTTTCAACTTTAGGAAAAGGTTCAATCTATAATAACGTAACAGGATCTTCTTACAACGAAGTAGGTTACGATGAAAATAGTGACGGATCAATCAAATCAGGATCAGCTGATAACCTAAGATGGGAGATTGTAAATCAAGATAAAGTTAACGGAACTTTCGGTCTATTAGTTAGACGTGGTGATGATAACTCAAAAAACAAAATAATCTTAGAAACTTGGAATGATTTATCATTAGATCCAAATTCTGAGAACTACATCGAATCTGTAATTGGTAACCAATCCAAATCAAAAGCAGTAGATGCAGGACAATATTACATTACTTCTGCTGGTGAATATATCAACAGATCAAAATATATTAGAGTATCTGGTGTTGCTAGACAAACATTAGATTTCTTAGCAAACGATGGTATCAATGTAAGAGTAGCAACTTCTACAGGTTCTTTACCGACTCCACAATCTGGTTCATTCTACGGAGCGACTGGAGATAATGTAGTAGGAGGATCAACTAGAGATAAGTACTTTGGAGATATCAACGGAACAGATACACAAGGTCTAACAGGAGCTTGTTATTCAGATGCAATTTCAATCTTAGGAAATCAAGACGAGTACGTTTATAATATAATTTCTGCACCAGGATTGTTATATGAATTTGGAGATCACAAAACTTAATTAGACTCAATTATTTCTACTGCAGAAAGCAGAGGAGATGCAATTGCAGTAATAGATGTACAGAACTATGGAGCTACTGTAGCAAATGCAACAGGAACAGCAGGAACATTAAATAGCTCATATGCAGCTACTTACTGGCCATGGTTACAAACTCAATCAGCTACAGGTAAAAATGTATGGATACCAGCATCAGTTGTTATTCCAGGAGTATATGCATTTACAGATGGAGCTGCTGCACCTTGGTTCGCACCAGCCGGTCTTACTAGAGGTGGATTAGGAAATGTAATCCAAGCAGAAAGAAAACTTACAAGATCTCAAAGAGATACATTGTATAATGCAAATGTTAATCCAATTGCTACTTTCCCAGGAAGTGGAATATCAGTATTTGGTCAAAAAACATTACAAAAGAAAAAGTCTGCTCTTGATAGAGTAAACGTAAGAAGATTGTTAATTGATCTTAAGAAGTTCTTAGGAGATGTAGGAAAGACTTTAGTATTCGAACAAAATACTATCGCAACTAGAAATGGATTCTTAGCTACAGTTAATCCTTACTTAGAATCAGTAGTACAGAGACAAGGTCTTTATGCTTACAGAATAGTAATGGATGATTCAAATAACACTCCTGATACTATTGACAGAAATCAATTAATCGGTCAGGTATTTATTCAACCAGCTAAAACAGTTGAATTCGTAGTACTAGACTTTACAATTGAGCCAACAGGTACAACTTTTGGAGCATAATTTTAAACTAACGATATTTATAATAAAGAAATAAAATGGCAGTACTAGATCCAAACGAAATAATGTTCAGAGCCTTCGAGCCGAAGGTACAAAATAGATTCATCATGTATATTGACGCAATTCCGTCTTTCATGATTAAGAATGTAACGGCTCCTTCTTTCACAGATGAGGAAGTTAAATTAGATCACATGAATACTTACCGTAAGATAAGAGGTAAGAGAAATTGGGAAAATATGGATATGACTCTATATGATCCAATTACTCCTTCTGGAGCACAAGCTGTAATGGATTGGGCAAGATTATCATACGAATCAGTTACCGGTAGAGCTGGATACTCAGACTTCTACAAAAAGGACTTAACACTTAATGTATTAGGACCTGTAGGTGACGTCGTTAGTGAGTGGGTAGTTAAAGGTGCATTTATTACTAATATGGCACAAGGATCATTTGACTGGGCTACTTCTGATGTTGCAGAGCTTTCAATTACTGTAGCAATGGATTACTGTGTATTGAATTACTAATTAATACTGACCATA